GATTGAAAAAGCGTTCAGCTACGCGACTGGCGAGACAGAAATGGCGAGAGACCACGCGCTGACATTGCTTGCCGCCCTGGACGCGGCGGGGCTGGAAGTGCGGGAGCAGACGGACGGCCGGCGCGAATGGATGCTGAAAGCGGCCGTCTGGCACGAGAACGCCGCCTTTCAATGCGACCCCGAATCCGCCGCATTCCACAACGACTGCGCCGGAACGCTTAGGTTAGTGCACGACATGGAACAGCGCCGCGCCATGATCGCCAAGGGGCAGGGATGACCGCGAACGAAGTCAAGCGCAGGCTGAGGGAGGCGGCCACGACGTTTCTGGCATGGAACGCCAATCAGCCCCATCCCCTCGCGAAGGGATATGGCAACGGCTGGCCCCAGATCGTCCGTGAGGCCGCTGAGGCCTATGGCTGGACCCCGGAGACCACAAAGCTTGCCGTGCCGTCCCCAGACGCGATCAGCCGCATGGACGAAGCGCTGGCCTGGCTCGATCTGGTGGAGAGGGATGATCAGAAGCTCCTGTGGAAATGGGCCAACGGCCGGCAATTGTGGCGTCTGGGACAGGAGTGGGGGAAGTCCGAAAGCCAGATTCGATATTGGCTCACCCGTGCTTGTGGTGTGATTGCCGGGCAGCTCGAAAGGCGTGCCGCGTGAATTTATTTCAAACCTCTGGACAGATTAGCGCTAACCGCCTATTCTTTTGCGCTATGAAGCCACGCGCGCCCCTGGGGAAACCCGTGGGCGCGTTTTGATTCCATGATCATCATTCAAATCATCGGCTGGACGCTCACGATCTTGGGAGCAATCTACTTCTCGGTCGTGACGGCGTTCTATCTGGATGCAAAGGTCGGACAATGGCGTCGTTCAACAAAATACAGGGTTTTGTCGGCTATCTCGGGCTGGCGGCGATCAACTTCAACACGGACGCGCTCAACATCTACCTGAGTAACGCCACGCCTTCTGCCTCTGCGGATGACGTCAAGGCCGACCTTGCGGAGATCACGAATCAGAACGGTTATACGGCTCCGGTAGATACGCAGAACGCCTATTCGGAGGCCACGGGAACCGGGACGCTGACGGCGACGGACATCACAATCACCGGGTCGGGTGGGTCGTTCGGGCCGTTTCAATATATCCCGTTGTACGACGACACGCATGCAAACGACGTTCTAGTCGGATGGTGGGATTACGGCTCCGCTTTGACGGTGAACGCGGGTGAGTCGTTTACCTGGGATGTCGGCGCCAGCCTGGGTACGCTGGTGTAATGGACCAGAGGGTTGTCGGGCCGGGGCACAACAACCCGCCGCTTGAAGAACGAGTTCGGATCAACGTACCACCCGTTCAAGTTCCGGGGTCTGAAAACATCCTGGACTACCCGAAGAAATACCGCACTGAGATAGAGCAGAACGAAAGGCTCTTTCCGTGCTGCCGGCAGGCTGTCTACCACACTTGCGAGACGTTCAAGACACCCACTTGTCAACCTGGGTTCCCGTTCGACCTGTTCGTTGCAACGTGTCAGTGCGGGAGGCAGCACAGGCGGCTGCTGGTCGGGAACGTGCATCAGTTCATCAAAGAGCGGCGATGATGGCCAGCGTCAGAACCTTCGCCACGAAACGGGATGCCGAAGACTTCCGAACGGCGTTGGCCAATTCGAGAACGCTGCCTGAAGGTACATACGATTGCTGGCTCTTCCCTGTGACAGAGGGATGGCGGGTTTATATTCCAGATGCCGGGGATGGCGTCGCTAACGCTCTGCAAGGCGGGCGGACGGATATCGAGGACACGGAAGAAACTGTTCGGGGCTGGCTCCGCTCTCACGTCGGGGACATAGACCGCGCCGCTCTGGTAGCCGATGGCACTGTCGTTAAGCGGGACTGAGGCCGCACCGCTCGGTCTTCTTGCCGGGCAAATCCTAGCCAGACAGCACGGTATCCATGTCGTCCGCAAGGGCTGGTATTGCGACGGCGAGCAGTGGGAGATCGATTACAGGCCGCTTAAAGCGTTCTGGCCGCTTTGGGCAGCGGTAGCCGAGGTTTCCGGTCCCACCGGAAGGACCGGCGAGACGCAGAACAACTCGTTCACGCTCGACGCCACGGGCGCCGACTTCCTGATGGCCAATCTCTCTGGATTGGACGCCGGGTTTGCCGGCATCGCAAATCAGATTTCATCGGGCCCGACGTTCAACAGCAACGCCGGGACTCAGCTCGCCATCGTTACCGGAGGGACAGGAGCTAACGGACAAGGCGTCTGGGGCTGGAACTCTGCGACGCTGCCGGCCTCGACCGCGACCTTCGCCGTCAACTTCACGGACAGCAGCTTCGCCGGCGGCCCGAAGATCGGCTATGTCTTCCTATCGGGGGTTAACCAGGGGGCAAGCCCGTCTGATGCTGTCAGGTCTACCGGCCAGGACAACAGCCTCGGAACTTCGATCAGCCTGGCTCTCACGGGGCTGACGGTCGGGGACTACTGCACTTGGATGCTTGTTGACCTGTCGGACACGGCGCACACACCTTCGACCCTGACGGAAGTTTTCGAGAGCACAACGAATAGCTGGACGCTCGCCTGGGGCACGCTGGTCGCGGATGCAGCGAGCGAAACCGCAGGGTGGACGGGCGGGACGAATTGTACGGGTCTCGCCATAGCGCTGATCCCGGCCGGTGGCACGGCATATGACATAGCGGCCGACAGTGCGTCCTACATCTGGACGGGCCAAACCGCAGCTTTGCTTTATGCCAGCGAGATTGATGCCGAGTCCGCATCCTACGCATGGACTGGCCAAGCAGCGACGCTGAAGTACATCGAGAAGCTGGTCGCGGAAGCTGCTGGTTGGCTATGGACCGGACAGGCCGTAACGCTGACGCAGGGGTTCAGCATCAGCGCCGATGCAGGGCAGTGGTTGTGGGCTGGGCAAGACGTCAGTCTTCTGTCGGCTTTCAAGGTACCCGCCGAAGCCGTTGCCTGGGCCTGGGAGGGGCAGGATGTCACGCTCCTGACGTCCGGCTACGAGATCGACGCAGAAGCCGCCCTGTGGGCCTGGACGGGCGATCCGGTAACGCTCAAGCACATCGAAAGCCTGGCAGCCGATCCAGCGGCGTGGAGTTGGGCCGGTCAGAACGTGACGTTACGACTCATTCAGACGCTAACGATCAAAACCCAGACTCAATACGAGGTCTACATCTTGAACCCCAAGAACAGCCGGTGGGAGCAAACGCGGATCGTGTTCACCGGGGATGATTTCGGATTGGTACAATGATGTACGTCAGAAAGCCTAAGCGGATCGCCTCAGAGGCCGGGAACCGACAGGCGGTAAATGGCTAAAGCATCAACCGAAATCCGATCTTTGGCGCGCGCGCATACGGAAACGGCCGTGAACACGCTCGCGGGGATAATGAATCAGGAAAAGGCACCCGCTGCCGCCAGAGTCGCCGCCGCGCAAGCATTGCTTGACCGCGGTTGGGGAAAGGCCCCGCAGACGATGGAATTGACGGGCGACCCGGAACACCCTCTGGTCCATCGCATCGAGCGCGTGATTGTCGACGCTTCAAATTCAGACGGCTAGGGTCTTCCTGCCGCTGCTCAGGCCCTCGCGATACAAGGGGGCGCACGGGGGGAGAGGGTCGGCCAAATCGCATTTCTTCGCAGAGAACGCGGTCGAGCGCTGCATCATGCGCAACGGCTCTCGGGGAGTGTGCATCCGCGAGGTTCAGAAGACGCTCAAGGAATCGGCCAAGCGCCTGATCGAGGACAAGATCAGAGCACTTGGTGTGTCGAGTCAGTTCAGGGTGCTGAATACCGAGATCGGCACACCTGGGGGTGGGGTTATCCTCTTTCAGGGTATGCAGGATCACACAGCCGAATCGATCAAATCGCTTGAGGGTTTCGATTGGGCGTGGGTAGAGGAAGCGCAAACCTTATCGGCGCGATCATTGGAGATGCTGCGCCCGACCATCCGCGCGCCTGGGTCTGAATTGTGGTTCAGTTGGAATCCGCGGGATGCGAGCGACCCTGTAGACCAGTTGTTAAGGGGGATAAACCCGCCTCCCGATTCGATCGTCGTCAAGTCTAATTATTCGGACAACCCATTCTTCCCGGAAGAGCTTGAAGCCGAGCGGGCTTACGACGAGAAACACAAGCGCGACAGGTACGGCCATATTTGGTTGGGTGAGTACGAACCGATGGCCATAGGTGCCATCTGGGATCGCCTGACCTTGCACAACACACGCAGAGAGAAGGCGCCGACCCTGGGCAGGGTCGTGGTTGCCGTTGATCCTGCGGTCTCGAGTGAACCTGGTTCGGATCATCACGGGATCGTCGTTGTTGGCAGGGGAGACGAGGATCAGCACGGGTACGTGTTGGAAGACGCGAGTTTGAAGGGCAGCCCGAAACAGTGGGCCGAAAGGGCGGTAGCGATGTTTGACCGCTTCGAGGCTGACTGCGTGGTGGTCGAGAGAAATCAGGGTGGAGATATGGTCCAGAGCACGCTCAAGACCGTCCGCCCGAACGTCCCGGTTATCGAGGTCGTGGCAACCCGTGGAAAGCATGTCCGGGCGGAACCGATAGCGGCGCTCTACAGCTTGGGCCGGGTTCACCACGTCGGGACGTTCTCTCAATTAGAGGACCAGATGTGCCGCATGACCGCAGCGGGATATGAAGGAGAAGGCTCTCCTGACCGCGTTGACGCTCTCGTGTGGGGGCTGACGGAACTATTCCCCCAGATGGTGACGCAGAAGAGCGAACAGGTTGTCGTGCGCAGTCTGGGCGCCGGCGGGTGGATGGCCTAGGAGGATCGATGGACGTATTCGGAACCGACGAGCACGGCGACGTGGACGTGAGGCTGATGGCGGCCCGGTATTACGTGCACAAGCTCCGGGCGCATCAATATGCACAATCGGTAAATCGCGGAGAGATGCCGCTGGAGACCGCGTTGAAACGATACCAGGATGCGATGAGGAATTACGACCAGATCATCGACGCATCAGGACACAACAGTCAGGAAGCCAATCAGGGAGAGATGGCTAAGGGCGCCTCTGCCATAGAAGAGCAACTACAGAAGATGCGCCGTGGCTGACGAGACCAAGGCCGACGAGTTGATCAAGGAGGCTCGCGAGCGCTTCCGTGAATCACAAGGCGGCACGGACTACAACCGGACCACGGCTCATGAGGACATCGTGTTCTCCCGTCTTTCCGAGCAATGGCCGGCCGATATCCAGAAGCTACGGAAAGCAGAGAACCGTCCCTGTCTGACGATCAACAAGATGCCGGCGTTTATCCGGCAGGTTGTCAATGACAGCCGGCAGAACAAGCCTGCTATCAACGTACATCCTGTCGATAACGGGGCGGATGAAGCGACGGCACAGGTGATCAACGGACTAATCCGATCGATCGAGCGTCGCTCTCATGCGGATGTTGCGTACGACACGGCAATTGACCACTCCGCTTCCGGGGGATTCGGGTTCTTCCGTATTGGTATCGACTACGCGCACGATGAGACGTTTGATCTCGAATGCCGAATTCAACGCATCCCCAATCCATTGATGGTGCATTGGGACCCGAACAGCGTGGCGTTCGACGCCTCGGATTGGGAATACGCGTTCGTTTCGGATTTTCTCTCGAAAGACACGTTCGAGAAACGTTACCCCGATGCCGCCCCGGTGGAGTTCGAGGACGACGACTACGAGAATTGGGTGGAGGAGAAGGACCGGATCAGGATCGCCGAGTACTGGCTGAGGACTGAGGTCAAGCGCAAGCTGTTGCTGCTCTCGAATGGGCGGGCCATCAGGGAAGACACGCTGGACGACGAAGCTAAAGCGATCATGCAGGTGACGGGTGTCACGGTCCTGAAAGAGCGCGAGGTGCGGGCTTTCGAGGTCAAGCGACGGATCATTTCAGGTATTGAGGTCCTGGAGGAGGATCCCTGGCCCGGATCGATGATCCCCATTTGCCCTGTATGGGGTGAGGAGGTGATGATCGACGGGCGAAGGATTTTCCGGTCGATGATCCGGGATGCCAGAGACCCGCAGACGATGTTCAATTTCTGGCGTTCGGCTTCGACGGAATTGGTAGCTCTTGCCCCTAGGACTCCCTGGGTCGGCCCTGTCGGTTTCGTTCCCAAGGGTCAGGAGCAGATGTGGCAGACGGCCAATACCAGGTCTCATGCGTATCTTGAATATTCAGGTCAGCAGGCGCCGAAGCGCCAGGAATTCGCCGGGGTTCCAGCGGGTGTCCTTCAGGAGTCCCTAAACGCCAACGACGACATGAAGAGCGTGATCGGCATTTACGATCCCTCTCTAGGCGCGAGATCAAACGAAACCTCGGGCAAGGCTATTCTTGCCCGGCAGAAGGAATCGGATGTCTCGAACTTCCATTTTATCGACAACCTTGCAAGAGCAATCCGATACGCGGGGGAGGTGCTGGTCGAGATCATCCCGCATGTTTACACGGGAAGGCAGACCATTCGCATTCTCGGAGAAGACCAGACGGAAAACGTGGTCAAGCTTGCACAACAGGGCGAAGCAGCGGTCAACGAGGAAACCGGGGAGCGGCTGCTGTATGATCTTTCCGTTGGAAAGTACGACGTGACGGTGAAGACCGGCCCGAGCTTCGGCACGCAGAGGGAAGAGACGCGAGAGACCTTGATCGAGATCATGCGCGCCGTCCCGGCTGCCGCACAGTTCGTCGGAGACGTGCTGCTTGAGCACATGGACTTTGTTGGGGCGGATAAGGTGGCAAACAGGTTGAAGTTGTTGCTGCCGCCTCAGATTCAAGCGGCTGAAGGTATCGCGCCGCCACCCATGCAACCGGGTATGGCCCCCGGTCAACCGAATCCGGGAGCACCAGTGCAGCCCGGCCAACCGCCCGTCCAACCTCAGATGAGGCCAAACGGGCCCGCGTCGTGAGACGCTGTAGCCCGCCGAAAGGCATGACCAGCTAGCCGCCAGCCGGACCCCATGTGGGGCGTCGCGCTATGGGCTAGCGAATCAAGAAGGATTTTCCCATGTCCGACGAATCAGCAGCCCTCGTTGAGGGAGCTGAGCCGGCCGTCGTTGCGAGTGACGAAGGCCAGGTTGCAGGCCCGGAAGACGAGACCGAAGGCCAAGAGGCCGACGAGAACGAAACCGACCCCGACGGACCCGGCGAAGAAGAGCCTGTTGAAGAACTTGAGTTCGATTACGGCGGCAACAAGTTCCGGGTGCCCAAGGGCGCGCTGCCGGAAGACGTCGCAGCAAAGTTCGACCAGTTCCTCAAGGGTTCGCACGCCGACTACACCCGCAAATCTCAGGATGTTGCCCAGCGAGCGAAGCAACTCGAAGCCCGAGAAGGGGCAGTCGAGAAGCTGACGAAGCTGTCTGGTGAGACCCTGAACACCTATTCGCGTGGCTTGCAGATCAAGAGCGAAATCGAGCAGCTGAGCAAGATCGATGTCAACGCCCTGTGGCAGTCCGACCCGGACCAAGCCAGACGGGTGAGTGATGCGATGGCGCAAAGGCAGGCCGAATTTCAGCGTGTCGTCGCCACCGTTGCACAACAGGAACAGGGCTACGTCCAGGCGCATGAGGCTGAGATCGCCCGGCGCGCGGATGAGGGTCGTCAGTTGATGGAACGGCGCGTCAAGGGATTTTCCCAGAAAGTCCCTGAGGTCATCGATTACGTGGTCAAGGAATACGGCCTTTCCAGAGAGGAAGCCGAAACCTGGCCGCTCAACCCGAAGACAGCCGAGATGGCGTACAAGGCGATGATGTTCGATCGGATGCAGGCCAGGGCGGGGAAACCCGCCGCCAAGCCGCAGGTAAAGCCCGTCACGCCCATGAAAGGCAAGGGCGGGTCTGAGCCTTCGGACTTGAACAAGATGACGCCCGCGCAGATGGCCAAGCATTTGGGTCTGCCGGGATAACCCTGCAACGCAGCGCCGTGATGGCGCCGCATCCCATGAAGGAACTGATCGATGACCAACAGGGCATTGACGGCGGATATCATCGCCAAGGCGGCGGTGGCTATCCTGGACAACGAACTCGTCATGGCCAAGAAAGTTTTTCGCGGTTATGAAGAGGATTTTGCCAAGAAGGTGAACGGCTACGAGGTCGGTGAGACGATCTCGATCAAGAAGCCCGCCGATTACACCATTCGTGACGGTGCCGTGGCCTCGGCGCAGAACGTGACCGAGGGCAAGACCACCATTACGATCGACAAGCGCAAGGGCGTGGACTTCAAGTTCACGTCGCACGAGCTGACCATGAACATCAAGGAACTCTCGGAGCGGGTGATCAAGCCCGCAATGGTTCAGCTGGCCAACCAGATCGACGTCGACCTGCACGCTCTCTATAAGAGCGTCCCCGGCTGGGTCGGCACGCCGGTTTCCCCGATCAATTCGTTCGGGGACTTCGCCAAAGGTCCGGAGCGGCTTGATGAGGGTGCTGTCCCTCAGGACGGCCGGTGTGGCGTTCTCTGCCCGGTCGATCATTGGGCGCTTGTTGGTTCCCAGACGGCTCTGTACGTCGACACTATCGCCAAGCCGTCTTACCGCAAGGGCACGACCGGCATGGTTGGCAATGTCGAGCTGTATATGTCGCAGAACGTCGCCACCCACACCGTGGGGGCTGCTACGGACACGAACGCCGTGGCGGACGCTGCTGCGGGT